TTTATGAACAGCCCAGCGTCTAGCCAGAGACATTGTAGTCTGGCCTACATAGACCTTATTCGTTATCAAATTCGTTATTTTATAAATAATCATATCGGCTCCTTTGACTTCCAGTATATCACATTTAGGGGTTCCGTCAAGGAAATATTCATGTCGACATGATTTTTGTGTTTTTAAAAGAAAAAGGCCAGGATTTTTAGCCCTGGCCTACAAACTTTAGTTTGTTTTATGATGCGCTAACTAGTTGATTATGCTGACAAAGTCACGACCATATTCCATCCGGGAGCTGAGCAAATAAGGTTACCATAGTAAGCGATGCGGATTTCGAGGGCGTCTGCATTCCCAACCCTTAAGCCCTCGAGGCCTTCCATGCCGTATGTTAAAATGTGCGGGACCTTGCCCAAGCTACGCAGCTTCCAAGTATCCATCGTCAGGACGTAAGCTGTTTGCGGAGGGCAAGAACGGTCAGCCAAAACAGTGACGCGGCCGTAAGCTGATTGGAAGGTAATACCTTCAAACGCAACTTCAACCTCGTCGTGGTTGACTTGAACGTACTGGACTTTAGCACCCAAAGCGTTAACCAGTGCAGCATAAGACGCGAAGTCCATGATGCAAAGATCGGGCTTACCACCCTCACGATTCAGGAAGGCCAGAGCGTTCGTCAAACCTTCTTCGATGGTGTAGCTAGAAGCGTCGTAACGAAGTCCTGCCAGACGAGTCGGGTCAGCACTACGATTAACACCCCAGAAGCTATCATTCGAAGCAGGAGACGTTTTCGGAATCCAAGCTGCAAGACCTGACAATGCCAGGTAGGAGCCTGTATTCGAAGCACCAGTCGAGGGCAAGTCACCAGAAACAGTCAGGTAAGCTGCACCCGAACCGATCGCCCAGTTAGACGATAAGCTTGAAGCTGATGCCGTACCGCTGATAACACCAGTCGCACGGTTAACCGCTGTGATGGTGACAGTGTCGCTAGAAGGCGCGCCACCATCGGTAGCCGAAGCCACCAACACCATGCCAACCTCGAACGCCACGATTTGTTGCGCATTGCTCAAGGGCAGGACAGTACCACCGACAGTAGTGCCGGATTGGGTAGAGGATGCAGTCGAGACGCCACGGGTAGCCGTACCAGAGCCGAACAACTCGAAAGCGATGTTGTTCGTCAGGTTGCGGAAACCGCCGTCCATTTGAAGCTTTGCAGCGTCAACGAAGGCACCGGCGTTTGACTTGGTTTGCTCCATCAGCAAGTTAGTGATGGTAACCAGTTGATAGTCTTCGATAACGTAGACGAAGAAGCTCACCAGCGAGGTTGCAGTTTGCTGGTTTTGAGCGTTCGAAAACGTATGCGAACGTCCCTGAGGATTTCCGTACTCGAGCGGTACCATAAGCCCTTGATATTTAAGGGCTTTTTGTTATCGTAGAGGTTGTTATCTCTACTTCAAATACTTCCAAATATAACGAATCATGCTGATTAAATAGCCTATGTTTTCTTCCAATAGGCCCAAAGCACGGTTACATTTCATGCACAATAAGCCTCTATTCACTTTAGTCGTATGATTGTGGTCTACGGCTAAGGATAGAATCTTACCTCGCCAAACAGCCGTCTCCGGCTTTTTACAGATAGCGCATACGCCACCTTGTTCGGCCAAGATTTGGTTATATTCCTCTAAGGACATGCCATAATCTTGTCTAAGCTTTGAGTCTTTTACGGCATCAGGATTATTAAACCGGTATACTTTACCCCGCGCTTTTGTTGGCTCTGGGTTTTCAGCATACTTAGCTTTTCTAATCTCCGAAATACACTCTTTGCATCTACGCTCGTGTGTATAGTCGTAAAAGGCACTTTCGCTCTTTAGGTTTTCACACCTAGTGCACTTTCGCATTTGTTCGGCGTACATTATCAGTCCTTTCGACTGCCTACCACTCTTGGCACTATTTTATTCTAACAGATCAAGTAGTTAGTTTCAAGTGCTACGCTCTACACTGGTTAAAGCTTATTATGGCCTTAACTTAGCACGGTATTCCCATCTCAGGGTTCACCGTTTTTGGTTGGTTTTACATCCCCATATCTCTAGGGATGTACTTACCTGCGAAGCCGTCCAATAGCAGGTAAGTTCGAAGCCCCTGACGGCGTTTGCAGGGCTTTCATTCTTCGGGACCAGAGCAAGGAAAGGGTTCTCCTTGTAAACTAACTTTTGTTTGGCATCTCTGGTCTGTAATCTTTAACGATTACCAGGACTTAGTATCCTTCATGTATTCTTTGTCGTCAGTATATAATTCTTTTACAGAGTGTTATCGTAGGACATTTAATCCCTACATCACTGGCTTCTTATATCCCCAGTGCTCAGACTATCGCATCGCCCTTCGGCGTTCTCTCACTTAGTCGTTCACGCTGGCTTTCGCCTTGCGCCCTGTCACCCCATCGGGCTTCCAAGTCAATCAGAGAGAATTTAAACAGCTCTAACTATTATAAGTAACTAAAAGTGTAGCCTTTGTAAGACTGCATTCTGTGTGCGGGATTAAGTACAGCATAAATACCGTGGGCAGGAATGTTTAAGTCTCTAGCGGCGTCAACCACTAAATTATAAATTTTGCCCGTTTCGTTACACTTAAAAGCAGGTCGGTCCTGCTTGTATCGTTCCCGTCGACCTTCAACCATCGCAGCGCGCTGTTCAGAAGTAATTTTCCGTTCTTTATGAACGGTTTTATTCTTAGCGCCTTCTTTAATCTTTACCAGGACTTCAGGTCTTGTCTCTTTATGCCCCTTATTCCAGGGTGTCGAGCCTTTAATACCTTTATTCCAAGGCGTGCTGCCTTTGTTCTTGCGGACGCCTCTCGCTTCGCCGCCTAGATTTATATTGTATCTAGGCTTGTATTTAGCAATATAATGTTTTTCTGCGGTATCTAAGTCTTGCTGGTTAAAGTAAGTACTATGAACATGCCACTTAAAACTTGCAGCGCCGTGTTTTCGAATCGCTGCGCCGATTATATAGCCTTTTCCGCGCTTAGCATTATACTCATGCTGGGTTTGGCGTTTTCGCAAAGAAAGCTTGGTTTGACCGATATACACTATTTCGTCATCATGTAGCACGAAATATATGATCATGGGTTTACTAGCAAACATATGATTACTATACCATTTTTTACTAAAAGTTACCTTAATTTTATACTTTAAGCTGCGATTTGATTCGCACTATTTGCGTAAATAGCTGCCATTTGCAGTATTCCTTTATTTATTAAGTTAAATCAAAGACTTAGGCCCTATGCCCTTATCTTTGCGTCTTTCGGCCGCCCCTTTCGAGGACCCACGCCTACTTAACTTCTACGTTCCCCTTTAAACGCTAAGATCGCTCGTTCACGCGCTGATAGCGGTCGCGTGGAGGCCGTAGCATTAGTGAGGGTTTTCATTGGTTGTGGCTGCTTAGGTTGCGTTACAGGAGCTTGCTGGCTCGGGGCACTGGCGGCATTACTTTGACTCGACAGTCGCTTTTGGATCTTTTGGACTTTAGTAAGTTTTTCGGCTTCCTCGGTGAGGTACTTTTCAACCTCGCGGGCAGCGTCTTCCACCGACAGGAGGGTCCCGTCTTCTTGGAAGGTTTTCTCAATCAATTCAACTACATCGCGTTGGGACTTAGTCACCTTGATAAGCTCAAACTCAGGGTCTGTGAACACCAGTTGGTTAACGTCAGCAGTGATTTGCTTTACAGCGGCTTGGTATTGCTGGGTTTGTTGCTCCTGGGCGTTCTTCTTAGAGTCTTCGGTAAACTGCTTTAAACGGTCGATTTCGGCCTTCAGGGCGTCCATTTGAGCCTGGGTGCGGGGGTCCATAGCTGGCTGGGAGATAGCCTGCTGGACGATATCGTCGTAAGAGATACCGGCTTCAGAGAGGACGCGCATAGCGTCTGCTTTGATCTGGTCGCGGGAGTAGTAGCCATCGCTGTATTTAGCGTTTTGGGCTTGCAGCTCTGCCTCACGGGCTTTTAGCGCTTCTTCCCGGGCCTTTAGTTGCTGGACTTCTTGGCGGAGAGCCTTTTCTTGGCGTGCAAGTTGGGCGAATCTACGAGACCGCTCAAGCTCTTCTGGAGACACCTGGGGCTTAGCTTCTGCTTTAGGTGCTTCTTCGGTAGCGGGAGTGTCAGTTTGACTGACGTCTTCTAGGTTAGCTTTAGGAATGATAGCGCCCATGTCTTCAGCGGAGACGACATTTTGG